GTAGAAGAGAGTCTTAGCACAATGGTTCTTATTGTCTGTCGGTCGTGCAACGCAGCGGTTAATTACTATATACCAAAACGCCGAGGAGATAGAAAGATGGTTAAACCAATTGAAAAGTCCAAGGCTTCGGAGATATGCATTGCATGCCAGGAGTGCTGCCGGTGGACTACCTTTGTGCTTTCGATGCCATCACAGATGCTCCTTGATCACTACAAAGCCCGAGGCTTTGAAATAAAAATCATAGGAGATAACTTTCATATAATGGTGCAGACAGTATGCCCACATTTAAAAAAGTCAGGATGTAGTATATACGCAGATCGTCCGCAGGTATGCCGAAACTATGATGGTCGTTTTGATCCTGTAATGTGCGATCGTTGCCAATTACCAATAGAATAAGTAAGGAGACATGAAAAATGGCGAGAAAGAAAATAGGTTCCAAAAAAGTAATCACTGCTAAACAGAAGTCAGCTCGTAGGAAGAATATTGCGGTAGCCAGGAAAATGCGAAAGAAGGCAGCTGTGCGTCATGGGCTTACGAAATTGATTAGTAAATTCGAGACGAGTAAAGACCCCATGAGAAGACGCGCCACTGGTCAACCTGGATTTGATATGCGCACGAAGAAAGGGCGAAAAGTTCAAGGGGCATATAATACACTGCTTAAGAAGTATCACTCTTTAGAATAAAGGAGGTAGTATGTCTACACGTGGTAGAAGACGGGCATTGCGGGTATTAGCTCGTCGCAAGCAAAACAGCATAGATAGGAGACATGAAAAATGGCGAGAAAGAAAAAAAGTAGTGCGGGGAAGAAAAAAGTAATTACGGCCAAACAGAAGTCAGCTCGCCGCAAGAATATCGCGGTAGCTCGTAGCAAAAAGAAGAAGGGTGGAAAGAAGGTAGCATCATGGATAAAGAAACCTCTTACCAGAGCCCAGCGGAAGGCAAAAGGCTTACCGACGAACATGAAAGAGGTAGCTAAAAAGAAGGCCGCAATTAAAAAGAAATACGGGGTGGCCGGACAGAAGAAAAAGAGGTAGTCATGGTTAATGAGAACATAGAAGGCTTTACGAAGTACATTAAAAGAGGGCGAACCACCGTGCCTAAGGTCACAGTACGCAAAAATGGTGTACTCGCCTTTAACAGTGCCGCCGTGCAAAGGTATGCGCTGGACACCTTTGAATATGCCGTATTCTTTGTCAGCAATAATAAGAACCGAGTGGCTGTTAAGTTTACAAACAATGAGTCGGAAAGTGGCATAATTAAGATTCAGCGGCGCATAGGTAACTACCAAATATCTGCGACGCACTTCTTTGGCATTAATGATATAGACAGATCAGAAAATTTTAACTATGACTTTCTGTGGAATGAGAAGACTAACGTAGCTATATTTAAGCCAAAATTCTTAAAACGCAAAATTGAATTAGTACAAGTTTCAGCATATGAGAAGACAGTTAAAAAGCCAAAGGCAGCAGCAGCTTCAGATATCTGAAGAGTTACAGGATAGTATCTCGCGTGCTAACTGGTATGCTCTAAGGTATCACAAGGAACAGAACCGTTTATGGTATACACCTAGTCGTTTCAATGTGGTACCAGCCGGCCGACGTAGTGGAAAGACAGAAATCTGTGGCAAACGTAAGCTCATACTACGGGCGCTGATGGGTACTCCCTTTCCAGACCCAAAGTTCTTTGCGGCGGCACCTACTCGTGACCAAGCCAAGCGTATTTACTGGAAGGATCTCAAACGTATGTCGCCTAAGTCCCTGATAATGCCCAATGGGATTAGCGAGTCACGTATGCAGATTCACTACATAAACAACTCTGAAATCCATGTACTGGGTATGGATAAGCCCGAGCGTGTTGAGGGTACGCCCTGGGATGGAGGCGTATTGGACGAGTATGGCAATATGAAAAGGGACACCTGGTACGAGCATGTTCGGGCGGCTCTCAGTGATCGCCAAGGCTGGTGTGACTTTATAGGTGTCCCCGAGGGTCGCAATCACTACTATGACTTGTATAAAGATGCCCAGGCGCAACTTATGGAAGCTATTAAAAAAGGTACTATACCTGAATGGAATGCCTTTTGGTGGAAGTCAGCAGATATACTACCGCCGGAAGAGATTGCAGCCGCCAAGCGCGATTTAGACGAGTTGACTTTTCAGCAGGAGTACGAGGCGTCCTTTGTTAACTTCAGTGGGCGCGCATACTACAACTTCTTCGATCATACGCATTGTGCTAAATTAGAGTATAATCCCAGAGGCAATCTTGACATCTGCTTCGACTTTAATGTAGACCCAGGTGTGGCGGTAGTTGTGCAGGAACAGTGGTTGCCCACGAGTATGTACGAAGAGACTTTTGGGGATGGAATCATTGGTGAAGTTTACATACCCCGTAACTCTAACACCATTCGTGTATGTGATAAACTTATTGCGGATTGGGGCCAACATCAAGGCAAGATATTTTGCTATGGTGACTTCACGGGCGGCAGTCGGGGTTCGGCGGCTGTTCTTGGTAGTGATTGGCAATTAGTAAAGGAAAAGATGTGGGGCCATTTTGGTACCAGTCGAGTCTATTTTAATGTTAAGCCCAATCCTCGTGAGCGTGATCGTGTTAATTCAGTGAATAGTCGTCTACATACTGTCAGTGGTTATATTAACTGTATGGTAGATCCCTCTATGGCACCCAAAACAGTACGTGACTTTGAAGGTGTAGCTTTAATAGAGGGTGGCACGGGAGAGATAGATAAAAGTACTAACCCCGAGTTGACGCATCTCACGGATGCCTATGGCTACCGCACCTGGGCACTATATCCGGTGAAACGTCGTTATATTAGCAGCGGTCAAAAGTATTGGAAATAGGAGGACGAAAAATGGTAGAAGACAAAAAAGAAGAATTACAGGTAGAAGATGTTATTACCGATGAGTTGAAAGAACTGGAAACCAAACTGGATGAGTTATCCGATAGTCAAAAGGAGAGTGGAGTACTGGCTTCGGATGATAAGTTCAAGCATGTCGGCCCCACGGCTGCTGACGGTGTCATGGGTTTTGCCAAGTTCCTGACTACCGTGAAGACGTTTAAAGCTGGTACTCGTGGTGATGCCGACAAATTGCTTAAAATGGCAGAGGAATTCTGTGAAGCCATGGACTACCCCCAGTAGTCTTAAAACAACTAAAACAACAGGAGAAAAAAAACAATGGCGAGGAAAGTTATTAAAAGGAAAAAGAGCACCAAGAAGGTAATCACTGCCAAACAAAAGAGTGCTCGACGTAAAAACATCGCTGTGGCCAGGGCCAAGAAGAAGAAAGGTAGTACCAAAGGGAACAAGAGCAAGGCCTGGTTTACGAAGGGTGGCAATAAGATGGCGCCAGTGGAAAAGGCCGTATCGAATTTGCCACGAAAAACAATGAAAGTCAAACCAGTGAAGTTGACTGCGGCCGAGCAAGCCTACATGAACAGGGTTCTTGGCGGATAAAGGAGTAAAGCATGGCAAAGAAATACGTATTTGAAGAAGAAATGACCGAAGAAAGACTAAAGGAAACCCACGAGTTGTACGAAAAGTACTACGACGAGTGGAAGTTCCTTAATGCGGCCTATGAGGGTGTGCGTGCTCTTATAGCATGGGGAGTTTTCAAGCAGCACGAACGTGAAAGTCCTGCCAATTATAAACGGCGTGTAGACGAGGCGTATGGCTTTACTTACTCACGGTCAATTGTGGACTTGCTTAACTCTTATCTTTTTAAGAAAGACTACCCTCGTACCATCCCAGAACCCCTGGGGGATGACATACAGTGGCAGGCTTTCCAAGAAGATTGTAACTATGAAGGTGAAGAATTCGACGAATTCTTTATCGATCAATCCCGACAGGCTTCCATACAGGGACTTGTCGGCATACTTGTAGACAAGCCTCGTATGGCAACAGAAAATAAGCAACAGCAGCTAGACGAAGAGATATACCCATACCTGGCCGCCTATAAGCCCACGCATATTATTGACTGGGAGTACGAGGTGGATATAAACGGCCATAAAAAGCTAGTGTATCTGAAGTTGTTAGACGATGACGAGTACTACCGCATATGGACACCTGAAAAATGGGAAGTGTGGGAAATTGTTGAAACAGAAACTCATAAGAATCTGACTACGTTGAACACGGAACGAGGCACAAAGTTTGAGCAGGTCGGCCGTACAGCTAACAAGGTAGCAGAAGGTGACCACCACCTGGGTGAGATTCCGTTTGTATGGCTGTACAACCAGCGATCCGTTATTGACAAGGATGTAGGGCTGAGTGATATTAGCGACGTCTCTCGCATAGATGTATCCATTATGCGGAACCTCAGCCAAATCGAGGAAATAGTCAACTATACGGCTTTCCCCATGATGCGCAAACCCAGGAGGGAGGCCGGTGGCTATGAGGGCGTCGACCAGAAAGATGAAGTAGGAGAGACCGCTGTACTGGAGTTTGATCCAGATAACCCCGAAGGCACAAAGTCAGATTGGCTTGAGTCACACGCTGAAGGCCCCATAAAGGCTGTATTGGAAGTTATAGCCAAAAAAGTGAGTGAGATATATAGAGCGACTAATGTAGGCGGCATGGCGGCCACTGAGATACAGACACAGGCTAAATCTGGGGTAGCTTTAAAGGCTGAGTTCCAGTTGCTTAATTCTAAGCTGGTTAAGAAAGGCAAGAACGTAGTAAAGGCCAAAAGGGGCGTTACTAAATATTGGCTTATGTGGCAGGACGAGTGGGACAAGTACAGAGACGAGCTCCGCTTTGACTACGTGAAAACCTTTGAGGTGGAGGATCTTATGACTGACCTTGAAAATATGCTCACTTCTAAGGTTATCATCACAGACAGTCCAACTTATAACTCTGAAGTACAGAAGATGGCTGTACGCATGATGATCCCATCTGCTGAAGACGAGACACTGGCTGACATTGATGCTGAGATTGATGAAGGGCCAATGTGGCCAGAGTTTCCACCCGAAGGCGAGTTCCCTGGTGAGGAAGGAACTCCTGATGGTACTCCTCCTTCTGGTGAACCCAAAAAACCTGACCTTAAAAAAATCAAAGGAGGTGTGGAGTAATGGGTTGTGGGCCCAAATATAAAAGGTGAGTGCGGAAGGTGCAGGCTTCGGGTAAGTCAAAGTCTTCCGCACATCGTATCTGTAATTTTTCTGTCAAAGGCAAGAAGAAAAAGAAAAAGAAACGTAGGAGGTAACATGGACGAAAAAATTATTAATCCAGAAGTCCCCAAGCCTGAGGAGGTAAAACCAATAAATACGGTGGGTGAAGACAAACCCACTGTGGGTAGTGGCACTTATAAGCTCCCGCATATTGGCAAACGCCCAATTAAGCAACTTGACTTATTTCGGTCAGGCCCATTCAGAGGGGGATCTCTGGGAAACAAGCGAAAGTAGGGAGATCAAAAAATGCCACGAAGAATGAAACGAATAAAACGCAGGCGGCTGCGAGCTCATGGCCAAAAGCAGCGTGTGTTAGGGAACCGCGAAGGTAGCTGGCGTTATGCTTGGCAGGTAGTAGTGGATCCCGGAACTGAGCAAAATGCAGATGAGCGTGACTATGCTAAGTATACATGGTTCACGGATAAGTGGAGTCTTTTTGCCAAGGAAGTTGCCGGCGTGGGGGCAGCCGTTATTACGTTTGACTTCAAGCCTGTACCCAAAGGCAACAGGCTGCGTATCCGTTTTGTAGGTTACTACACCGGCAACCACTCCACACCCCAGGCTCCACGTCTTGAAATCTACGACTACGTGGCCACCGATTGGGTAGCGTTGACTGATGGTGGGTTGACTACGGGTGCTTCTGCTGATGAGATAATCGAAGTGGAGGCGGCTGCGGATGGAGATTGGTGGGAAACCAGTACCGACAATGTTCGCATTAGGATATTGCATCCTGTGGTGGGAGGCAATCCTCTGCACGAGTTTCATGTTAACGAGCTGTCGTTAATGCAGCTGCCTGTATCCACCACTACAACTACATCAACTACAACCAGTACCACGACTACGGCTCCATAATGAAAAAGACATTAAAGATGAGTAAATTCACTATCAGGCGCTCAAATAACTATGACTTAAATGCCAAGGTAAATGCCCCCAATGTAACTCTGTTTGGGGAAAAGTGTGACCAGCCATTTACTGCTTTTTATGTGTGGGAAAAGTTTCTGTTTGCCTATAAGGATAAGTTTGTGCGATTCCTTGAACTGGGGTGTGACAATGGTGGCATGAGTACCTACTTTGCGCTGTGGTGCCATAACGTCAAGGCTGACTACTATGGCTATGACAAGAATGGCATTGGTGCGTATAAAGACACATCCGTGAAGAGGCTGATTCAACTACATAAAAAAGTCGAGAGACGCAACATCTACGCCAATGATAATGTCCAGCACATAAGAGCTATTATACAGAGGGCAGGGATGTCGGTGGTCTTCTGTGACTGTGTCGACAAGCCTTGGGAATTCAGGACATATGCGCCCATGCTTAAAGTCGGTGATGTGATGGCAGTACACGATTGGGATAGAGCTATTAAGGACAAATGGGTAGCGAAGACTATTCTGCAAATACTACCTTTTGAATTGTTGTACGAAGAAGAACGTATGCAGTTAAACACTTTAACTCGTTTCTTTTTAAAGATGTAAATGACACCTCCTAATTACATAATATTTTCTTATAACCAGGCGTACGTATGCCAATGCGGTAGTATTGACTTTTGGATCATGCCCAATGTGCCTACATTAGAGTGCTTTAGTGGTATGGTCTGTCAGAAGTGTGGTGATCTTTATCTACTACCTGAACCGATATCTCGTAAAGATATTTTGATATTTACCAAGGAAGAACTCCATGGCAAAGCAAAAGCGAAAGAATAGGCCGGAGCCGGACATAGATGCGGTAGTTGAGCAAAGCGAGCGGACGACTGCGGTGTTGGAAAATAAAATAAGGGTAAATCAGCGGCGGCTGCTAAAATCCATAAAGAATGTCGAATCTCGCATGGTATCAGAGTTTTCGGCCTTATCCACTACAGACGCTGGCCGGCTGGTAGGGCCACGCGTAAACCTGAAAAAAGCCCAGGCGCTGCATACTCGTATGGTGCAAATATTTGAAGAGGAGTATGGCCGTGAGGTACGCTCGCAAGTGGCTGGTTATAGCGAAATAGCGGAGTTAATACAAAATGATTTTGAAGAGTTTAACGTAATCAGTCGCTACACAGATATAGACAAAACAATGATGAAACAGCTGGGTGAGCAGAATCTTTTAGAGTTCACTACTATCGGTAGGCAAGCCCAGGAGAAAATAACCCAATCGATGTATAATATGGTAGCAGCTGGGGCGCCATACGACGACTTGGTTAAACAGATAAGGTCAGCCTTGGTGGGGCAGGTAGATGCCCGTGGGCGGCCACTTACCAAGTATGCTGAGTTATACGCAAACGATGGAGTCATGAACTTCTACAACTCTGTGCATGTAGAGAAAGCTCGGCAAAACGGCATGCAGCACATGATGTACGTGGGCACAATTATGGCTACCACCCGTGACTTCTGTGCCCAACGAGTAATGCAGGCTTATAGTGTAGAAGAGATTAACTCTTGGGACTTTAACTGGAGCGGTAAACGTGGTCCTGCGTTGTCTTACAGAGGTGGCTGGAATTGTAGGCATCATTGGCGAGCTGTTAAGAAGAGCTGGATCAAAGGTATCGAAGACTATCAGATTTCGGGGCCACCGCCTGGTTGGAAAAATCCTGAAGGTGGCCGCAGTTGGGACTCTTTTGATAAAAAGACGCAGACAGCTCTAACAGGTATTAGAGCCAAGTTACGCAAAGGAGTAAAAATAAAAGAAGGCACGCCCCGAGTGAAGGTTTGGCAAAGCGAGTTGAATGATGCCGAACGTCAGGCATTTATAGCAGCTTGGGAATCGGAAGGCTTGGTTGTAGATGATGTTTTAAAGAAAGGACTGAAGCCACCTGTTAAGCCACCTGTTAAGCCACCTGTGAAGCCACCGAAGCCTCCTAAGCCACCACCTCCCAAACCGCCCAAGCCGAAACCGACTCCTGTAGTCAAACCTTCTACAGAGGGTCTTGACAGGAAACAGAAGATTGCCATGACTCGTCTCGAAAAATTGGAGACAGTTGATGAGTGGGGTGCACCGGATTTAAAGGGTCCCAATGTAAGATCAAGCATCCCATTGGTTAGAGAAGAGGTAGGTGACCTGGAAGATGAAATAGCTGGCAAAGTCAAACGTGCCAGGGAATTGGAAGCTCCTGAAACTGTCAAGAGTGTAAGGCTCGGAGAGCTGAAAGGTGTGCAGGACTTTGTGGAAA